CCAGCCTCCGAACTCGACCCAAACTGGAAGCCCTCGGGCAATAGCCTCAAGGACTTCTTCACCCGCCCCATGGCCAAGACCGAGGGCGTGGTCCCGGCGGCGAGCGACACGGCGCTGTCGATCGGCGATTACGCCACGCTCGGTTTCGGCGGCAAGATGCTCGGCCCCGGCGCGCAGCAGACGATCGCCCAGGCGCATCGCAACATGGGGCTGATGGATTATGGCGCGCAGGCGATCGGCTATGCCGGGCCAGGTTCGGTTCTCGGGCCAGCGGCGCGCGGGATCGTCGGCGCCGTGCCTGGAGTGACTTCGGCGGGGGCTGGGCTAGCCACCCGAGTCGGGGCCGGAGCGGCGGCGGGCGGCCTCGAAGGCGCAGCCGCGGGCGCAGCCGGAACCTACGGCCACAACCAGGGCTGGGACGATCTCAGCAACGTCGGCCAGGGCGCGCTGATGGGCGGGATTACCGGCGCGGCCGGCGGCGTAGCCTCCAGGGGCGAGGCTGGGCCAACCCAGAAAGGCCCAACCGAGGCCGAGGTCGGTCAACCGGGCCGCGGCGGCGCGCCGACCGGCATGGTCGCCGACAAGGAGAAGGCTTACGCGCCCTTAAACACAATCTACTTCGATAATCCGTCGTACGTCGGGCCGATCAGCACGGTCAGGAACGCCATCAATCTTCAGAACAACCCGCTGGGTCGGAAGGGTATTGACGTCGGCATCACGCCCGAGATCGACAAGATCGTCAACGATGTCGCCAGCCAGTCCTCGGTCACCGCCAAGAACCTGCAGGAGGCGAGCTATAAACTGCGCAACAACATAGACAACGGCGCCAATCCGGTCGCGCACCGCTTCGCCGACGCCCTCGACTCCACCTTGTCTAACGGCGCGCCGAGTCCGGGCAGCGTCGGCGCGACCGGGGCTCCAGCGCAGGTCGGCGAGGCCGCCGCGGCGCAGAAGGCGGGCAATGCGCTGTACCAGAAGATCCAAGATCTGAACCGCCTGGGAACCGACCCGAGCGAACTCACCAAGGCGGCGGTCAAGCAAACCATGAGTTTCCCTTCGAACGCCCCCGGCACGGCGCAGGGCGACGCGCTCGCCAAGCTCTATGGATCTTTGAGCCCGAGCTTCAGTCCTTTCGCCGCTCGGCACATCCTAGCGCCGGTCGCTGGCGCCGGAACCGGCGCGCTCGAAGGCTATGTGAACGCCGCCGAGGGTCAGGATCCCTACACCAATGCGCTGATCCACAGCGGCGAAGAGGCGATGCTCTTCCATGGACTGCATTCAGCCGCGGCGCCCAAGCCGGCGGCGAACCTCAATGCGGCGCGGTTCACGATTGGAACAGGCCGACCGCTCACCACCACCGGCGGCGACATCGGCAACGCGATCTTGAGGGCGACGATCGCGCACGCGGCGTCAGGCTACCCGCAACCTGATCAGAGCCAATAGCGTTTCACGGGAAATAGGGAGGACGAGAGCGGTGCCCGTCCTCCCCCGAATTGCCGCGGCCACAGGGGGTGTAGGCTTAAACGGCAATCCGGCTGGCCCGTGAACGAACGCCCACAAAGCCGAGCAGACCAAAGCCTAGCAGCATCAGCGCCCAGGTCGAGGGCTCGGGCACGCCGGTGGTCAACTGGATCGAGCCGCCGAACGACTGCCGCGGCGCGGTGAAATCGATCGCGAACTGCGTCTCGTCCGAGGTGAACGGCCCAGTCGCCGCCGAGAATGGACCCGCGGAACCGTCGAGCAGCGCCACCGGGAAGGTGTGCGAAGCGAGCAATCCGCCATCGGCGAAGGTCGACTCGGTGGTCGGGCCGGGGTCGTTGGTGAGCCCGTTGACCGTAAACGTGCTGAGCGTGTTCCCGCGCCCGTCGATGGCGCTTTGCAGGATATCGACCGTCAACGTGTGCGAGCCGGTGAAGCCGGCCGCGGCGCTGGCGTCGAGGGTGACGCTGGAAAGGTCGGCGTTGGGCAGGATCGGGCTCCCCTGCGCGGCGATGGTGATGTTGGCGAAATTGGCGTCGTTGGCGGTGAGGCTGGCCGCGCCGGTGGTGATCCCGGTGACGTTGTCGATCAGCGCGCCGTTATCGAACACCTCGATTTGCAGCGTCGCCCGCGCCGGACTCGCGATCGCAGCGAGCAGCGCCGCTGACAGAAGAAGCTTATTCATGTCACCCTCCTAAAGAGGGCGTCGGCGGAATGCCGACGCCCCTTGAGCTACCTTACTTCGGCTGCGGGCGCTGGGGCGCGCCGGGCCGGGTCGGCAATTGTCCAGCGGTTGGCGGTCGTTGGCCCGGCCGCTGCCCAGGCAGACCCTGGCCGGGCTGCGGCGGCCGACCGCCTTGCGGCGGACGCTGACCAGGCAGACCCTGACCCGGCCGCGGCGGCTGGGGGCTGGGCAGCTCCTGATCGGGGCCTTCCTCGCCCTCGCCCGGCAGTCCCTGATCGGGCTGTCCGCCCTCGGGAATGTCGACGACGAAATAGTGCATCTTCTTGTGGCCAGTCGAGCTGACCACCGCAGCTAGAACCAAAGCCTTGCCCTCGGGAACGCCGGGGAGGTCGAGCGGCGGCCAGACGGTGCCCGGGGGCGGGTCGACGGGCGGCAACGGTTGACCGGCGACCGGCGGCAGGCCGACGTCGGGATGCTCGGGATCGAGCGGCCACACTGGCAGCTGGCCGGCGTCCTCGCCGCCGCCCTCGCCCTCGTCGACGCCCCAATCGGGATCCACGGGCCGGCCAGGACGACCGGGGCGAGATGGCAAATGACCGGGATGCCCAGGCGCGCCAGGGAAGCCAGGGAGCTGACCGGGGCGTCCAGGGCGCCCAGGAAGCTCATGGTCGGGGTGCCCGCCGCCCGGTTGGTCGAAAAACTGAATGTACGCCCACGAACCTTGTGCCATTAGCGTTTCTCCTTTGCTTTAAATTCACCGAGCGCTTTCATCGCCAGGATGATCTCTGGTTCCCCGGCGACCTCTTTGATCTCCTGATCAGTGAGTTCGCGCAAGATCAATTCGTCGCCATAGACCATAAGATGATGACAGTAGAAACATATCGCGACATCGCCGGGTTTCGGTCCTCGACCACCGCTGGTCGGATCGGCGGCGTCCATATCCTTGCCACAGTTGGTGCAGCGCGTGCTAGGGACGCGATAGCTCATGCTGGCTCCGCGACCTTGAGGTTCTTGAACACTGAACGATAGAGCGCGTCTTTTCGTTGCAGGGCTTTGACAATCCGCCGGTCGAGATCCGAACCCGAGAGGTCGATGTACGACACATATTCGCCCGTCTGGCCGCGCCGGTGGATCCGATCTTCTATCTGGTCCCTGGTGTCGGCGCTGTAACTATTTTCAAAGAAGATCATCGTCCGGCATAAATCATCCGGTCCCGGGCCGCCGAGCAAGGTGTGGCCGTATTTGGAGGCTTCCGCTTGCAAAAAGATGGCGCGACAGAAGGGGTCGGTGTTGAAGCGCCGCTTTTGGTCTTCGACCTCGTCCGCTTTCATCCCCCCTTTGATCCAAGCGCCAGCATAACTGCGCAATGCGTTGGCCAGCATGTCGAGGACTGGGCGATGACGGTAGACGATGCAAACCTTGCCCTCGACCTCATCGTCGAGCAGCTGTTGCAGGAGCTTGAGCCTGGGGTTCTCGCTTGGGCTCACCAGCTCATGTGCGACACCGGACTCGTCATATATGAAGCCCGTCTGGATCTGGGCCAGTTTCTCGTATTTGGCTATGGCGATATCTACGGTGACGACATTGTGCTCGATCCATAATAGGAACTCATGTTCCATCGAAGCGTACTGGCGCGCCTGTTCGTCGGACATCGCATAGTCGCGGATGGTGAAGTCCTTGCGTGGCAGCGACGGCAACCAGTCTTTCTTTTTCGCCTGGAACACCACAGGGGCCATCATCGAGGCCAGGAGATCGGTATTCTTGGCCTGCACCACCTCGCGCCATACACCCATGACGCAGAACAGGCCGCGGAAGGCGTAAAAGTTCCGGTCTTGGAATAGGCCGAGCGCGCGCAGCTGGCCCCACAGATCCTGTGGTCCCTGCGTTTGCGGGCGCCCAGTCAGGCAGCGCACCCAGCGGCAGATCGGAGCGAGCCGGTGGACGCATTTGGTCTGCTCGGACTTGTTGCTCTTGATCTGGATGCTCTCGTCGATCACCAAATAGGCCTTGCCGCGCTTGGCCCATAGCACCATCGCCCGCAGCACGTTGGCCTTACGGATCGCTTCGTAATTCAGGATGAACACCGGCGGGCGCTCATGCAAGCTGTTGATAAACTGTCCCGCCTGTTTCTTCTTGGCCGACTCGAAGACATGGACGTCGAAGTCGAATTCGTGCTTCTCGATCTCGTCGACCCAGCCCTCCTTGAACGTGTTGGGGCAGATCACGATCAGCCGATCAGCCTCCTCGGCGATCGTCAGGCCTTCGAACTCGGTCAGCGCGGTCAGGGTCTTGCCGAGCCCTTGCTCCATGAACCAGCCGACGCCGGGCTTGCCCCTGGCGAAGTTGAGGCCCGCGATCTGGACCGGGTCAAGCGTGCTCATGTCTTCCTCCACGTTCCATCGCCGACACGCTCGATGATGCTGAATTTGCGCAGTTCCTCCAACCGCGAAGTGACCGAATTAGGTGAGAAGCCCGCAGCCACAGCTTTGGGCTGCAGATCTTTCGCGCTTTGAGGCCCGCTAGACAGGGCGGCCATGATGATCCCGTTGAGGCCCTTCTCCAGATTGGGGCCTGGCGAGGCGCGCTTCGCGGTTCGCTTGGGCTTGGTGATGTGTTTGACGGCGTGCGCGATCGCCTCGATCGGGATCCGGGGTTGACGCTCGACCAGCTCCTCGACGCTGAGATCGTCGATCGGCAGGAATTTCGACATCAGGCCAAACAGCGTCTCGCCGTCGATGGTGAACCCGATCTTGAATTTAACAGTCATCAGGCCCTTCCTTGTCCCAGCCGTCCATCCATTCCTTGAGCCGGATCGCCGGGTCGTAGCGGCAGGGCAGGCAGAGGCAGATGAGCGCGATAATTCCGAGTGCGATGCCGAACCAGTTCATAGGCGGTTCTCCAGTTCAGTGATCCGGCGATTGAAGAGATCGAGGTCAGCGCGGACGATCTCCCAGCTTTCTCTGTAGGCGTCGTTGAGAGCGCCCAGCGCCAGTTTCATTTCGACGTTGGATCGCCGCGTCACGCGAATGACCCCGTTGATCGCGATCGCGCAGGCGAGCGCGCTGAGGACGCAGGCCCACATCGAGATGATGGTTATGATGTTCCAGATCATTTCGCCCTCCGGATCTTCGCCATGCGAACGACGTGGCCCATAGACGGCGTGGGTTGAGCGACGGAGGCCGCCTCGTAAGGGACGAAGCCGAGCTTGTAGCCCAGCGCCCGCGCCACTGCGTTGAGCGTAGCGGCCTGCGGCTTGCGCGTCTCGCCGTCGAACCAGTCGTGCAGCGTCTTCGAGGTGACGCCAGAGGCCTCTTCGATCTTCTTGTAGGAGAACCCGCTCAGCTGCACGACGCCGCGGATTTCGTCGATGATCGGATCCTTGTCGACGAACGAGTAGCTTTTGTAGGTGAAGCCTTTAGCCATCAGACCATCATCCTCGGTGGTAGCGGGATCTTAACGTCGTGCGGCCTCCACAAATGGAGCACGTAGGGGTGGATCGAGATGTGCTCGTCCTCGGCGACGTGCAGCTGCATCGCCACTTCGTTGGGATGAAAGAACGTGCGCTTGGCGTACTCCATCTCAGCCCAGGTTGGCGTGCGCTTGCTGACATGAAGGCTGACCGAAAGGTGATCCCAACCCGCGTGGTTGCTGGCGAGGCAGCGCAGCTGTTCTCCGGCGAGCGGGTAGGGGATCAGGAAGGCGCCTTCGCTGTCAGCGTGCTCGGTGGGCGTGTCGGGGATGCGAAAGGCGTCGAGGGCGCGCAGGTTACGCATCGGCCTCCTCCTGCTCTTTCTGCAGCTTGAGGTCGCGCTCGACCAATCCTTTTGCTCGGTAGACCGCGCCGAGCGCCTGACCGAGCGCCAAGGCGGTGTCGTCCGAGCAGTCCCGCTCAAGCTGACCGCGCATGGGATCCAGTTGCGCAAAGGCGGCTTCACAGCGCGTTAGGATTTCGTGAAGCTTCATGTGTCACCGGCGTGGTAGCCTTGAAAAGATCGACCCGCACCTGGCCCATCCGAGCGATGTTCTCCAGCGAGTCCTCCAGCACGTTGCGACGAAGATTGGCCAACATGGCGATGTCGGCCCAACGTTTAGCGTCGCTCGGATTGCCGGTTAGGATCTGAGCCAGGCTCGATGCGATCAGCTCCAGCGCCTCTTTGCTTTCTGGCTGCAACGTCTCCCAGTTCTTTCCGCGCCTGAACGCGAATTTGAGTCCTTGAGCGAGTGCGCTCATGTCTTCGAAATGGCTGTCGTCGAGGTTCATCAGGTTCCCTTCAAATATTCGTACAAGACGCCGACCCATTGTCCGCTGCCGTAGAAACAGGTGCGGATGTCGGCCCGCTCGACCCATGGACTGACGTACATGTTGCGCGCCTTCCAGCCGATCAGAACCGCGGGCATGCCAGCGGCGATGATCCGGTTGCCTTCGACCCACTGGCGCTCGGTGGGGAAGAAAAGGTTGCCGCTGACAATCTTCCCTTCGCCCCAGAGGATGGGCCAACCGGGCAGCTTCATCACCAGATCTAGCAGCCCAGTCGCCCAGCGGTCCTCCCATCGCCGCGCGTACCCGCCGGGGAGAGCATTGATCTCCCTAACGAGTTCGCGTTTTCGGGTCGCTTCATTCATCACTCAGCCGCTTTCAGGATCTTCTTGACCACTTCAAAGGTGATGACGATGCGGCCGGTCAAGTGATCGTGAGCGATCAGAAGATCGTTTTCGATGATGACCAGACCATGCTTTTCGACATGAGCGCGGATGTGCGCGCTCAGTGTTTTGGTGAATTGCTTGATCGGGTCCGTCATTCATTCCGCCGCCTGCTGGTGGTTGCCGACAAGGCCGTAGACGCCCTCACGAACGCGTTCGATCTGACCGCTCTTCTGCAGCGCCGCGAGCCCGGTCGAGAGCGAGCCCGGCGATAGGCTGGCGCGCTCCAGGGCGTCCTTCAGATCCTTGGCGCTGGCTTCGCCCTGCTCGCCCAACGTCGCCAGGATGGTGTCGTTGACCTTCGAGCTGCGCACCCGTTTCGGCTGGGGTGGCCCATGCTCTCGGCGTGGCTTAAGCGACTGGGTGGCGTCGCCTGTCTCCCTGACGACTTTGCTGACGATGACTTGCATCGTGCCGGCGATCGGCCCGATCTTCTCGACCGTCTCGATGAAGCTTTCCTTATTCGGGCATTTGAAGGTGATTTCGTACGTGTTCATTTCGGTTCCTTGTTGAGCACCTCTAATTGCGAGCCGTAGATCTCCAGAGCGCACCGCATGGCCCGACTGGCCATCTTCAGGTGAACCCCTTGCTTTAGCATGTCGTCGGTGTTGAGCACATGATCGAGATGCTCAATCACGATCTCCACCACCTCGCCCAGCGTGATGGCGTAGGGGTAGCTCAAAGCTTCATCAGACTCGCCCATGCATCTCTGTGCGCCTCCCCGAGGCTGTAGAACCGGCCCGAAAAGTCCCGCAGAGGATCGCCA